AAACATAGTCATCCATCCTGCGCATCATAAGGTCATATAGTTTGACATTGACTAAGGTATCTTGAATACAATAATCAAGCATCTCGGGGGTGTAAACATCCCAGCAACCGTCGTGCTTGCCAAAGTCACCTTTGAAGCAACGTAGACGGTGTCCCCAAGCTTCTAGACCGTGAGAGCCATAGAGCTTTGCAGGCATGCCTGCAGGGCGACGTTCGAAGTCTTTGTCCTTAATATCAGGATAGAACAAACGAGAAAGAACTAGGGTGTCGAATATTTCACCTTGNTAATCAAAGTCGTAAGCTTCTTTGATTAAGGGGATGTCGTAAGAAGTAATGTTATGTCCAACAAGTATGGACGCCTGCTTAAGTCGTTCAACTCCCATCTCAACGGTACTGTCTGGACGATTAGCGTCAAATACTTGCACGTCGTCAACGTTAATAAGTTCGCGTGCAACTATGCAATGAATGCGACTACCACGGCGCAACAGGCCAGTAGATTCAATGTCGAACAGAACGGGAGTGGTCATAGGTTTATTGATCAATTGATATGTCTGAATCGCTTTGTTCAACCGGGCTTGACGTGTAGAGGTCTTTGTCTTGGAACTCTTCTTCTTTGTTGGCGCTTGAATTGAAGCGAGGCGCTTGATCGTTTGTGGTGAAACGTTCGTCTTCATTTTCGAATAATGGTTCAATGGATATGTTTAGTTCGCGTGCTAATCGTGATGCACGGCGGAATTCGTCTTTGTAATACGGTTCCCACTCGTGCGCCAACACAATGATCTTACGGACACCCATAAGATGCAATTGAAATATAGCAGCACTGAATGGATAGCGAGTTGAATACACGACGCAACCACCTAAAGAAGTTCCGAACTTTGCAGCAGAAGCAATCGCATAAGTAATGCAATCAACTTCCACACGGCAAGCTGCTAGGACTGAACGTCCGTCAGCTATAAGTTCTCTACCTCTAGTGATTACGCAGCCACCAGGAGCAATGGGATGATTTGATCCCTCTTGCACAGCCTTGGCTAAGTTCATGAAGTATTTTTCAGGATTCTCAATGTATGTCGGATCGCCTTTTTGTACGCTCATAGAACCATATATTCCTAGTCCTATATTAAGTAAATAGATCTAGTCACGTGGCGTGAGCGTCTTCGAAATAACAGGCGTTAGCCTGTTTGATGTTAGTCAATCTCGCCTTCTAGACGAGCAATCAGCCGGTCAAGGTACCAGCGTGCTTTCTTAGCGTCTTGCAGTGCATTTGATTTAGACCACAAGCGGATCAGATACTTAAGTGCATTGCCCTGAAGTAAGCCTGTAATAGGCCCAGGTGCACTAGAGATAGCATCTTCAATAGTGACGATGGCTTCCTGCTTGCCCTGTGTGTAATGCTCAGGGGAGTTGACCATATCGTCACCAACACCCTCTAAATCAAGAGGGTCAAAATTGCATAAAGTGACGGGGAGAACTTCATCTTCAGTCCAGAAGCCTGCTTGCTTCAGGTCTACGTAGTTCTCTTTAAACTCTTCGTAATTCATTTTTAGCAACGTTTAAAAAATAGATAGCCGTCCCGCACTTCTAACTCTTCATGAGGTTTGATATGGGGATGCAGTTTGTCAAATATAAGCTCTGTGCTTAACACTGTGTGCTTGAAGTACACACTTATTCCATCTGCTAACCACTCTTTAGTGGGATTAAACCACTCAAAAGGTAGCAGACAATCATGCAAATCAAAGTCAGGCTGCGCCGCCCAAGAGTTAAGTTCTTCTAGGCGATGAGCAGTTTTAAGAATATGTTGCTCATGACAGTGCTCAGTGGGGATATAAAGACAATCATCTAACTTTGTTCGCAAAGCGTCAGACCAAGTAATAGAACCGTCACGAATGATGCACCTAGAAGGATGAGCTGTGAGCCCTGAAGGGAGTTCATACAAATAACCTTTTGTAAAATACTTTTGCATCATACTTCTCCCTTGTTTTCATCGTAGAATTCAAGATCTTTTTGCCAGCTGTCACCAGCATATTCGTTGTAAGATACACGTCCGATATCCCGGAAGGTGTGATAGAAGAGAGATATCTTGTCTACGTCTGAAAGAACAGTGTCAGTCGGTGGTCCATAGAGAATAATGTTCCATGTGCTTGGTGACACAGACTCAAATCCATCAGGTGTAGCTCTGAGCTGTTTTACTCTTTTAAAAGGAATGCACATAGGGAAATCAAATAGGACTGGAGCAGACCTAATGATCTCTGATGCACTTGTAAAAAATATAAATGAATCAACGTAACCATTGCGATATTCGCTAATGGTTTTATTGAGCCAAAGGCGGGTATTACGAACAGCACCCTTGGGAGCAACAAAACAGTTACCTGTCCAGTGCTCTTGTAGGGGATTAATCTCTACACTAGGAATGGCTGTGGCATCCACAAGTACCTGCTGAAGTGGATCAGCAGTAGGGTCAAAATCAATTGACCCCATAACTGTGCGTGCCCGCTCAATTATTTGCGGGGTCGGATACAGAGGCAGCTTAAGATTTTGAGTAGCAAGCTTATTCTTTAGATTTTGCTGCTGCCTCAGCGAAGCTCTCTTGGCTCCGTCCTGCTTCGAGACTAAATGTTCTTGTTCCTGCATCTGAAATTAATGTAATCAAGACGTTTGATGTCCAATCTGTTTCATCGATACGCTTCATCAGATCACGCAGGAACTCAACTACCAATTCATCTTCATTGCGTTCTGCATTACAGATGTCCCTCTCAATGTCATGTCCACTCATGTAAGTGGTGCTGTCATTTTGAAGGTTGATAATGAGTGAGCCAGCGCCATTTTGGGAGAACCCCGTGATGGCAATGTTGATCATGTCAGTAAGGACAAGTTCAGCAGTGGCTTGCAAGAAACTTTGTTCTTGATCTTTCTCCTCACCCCACTTATCGGAGGCCAGAAGTTGCTTAAGTAAATCTTCGCGTCGAGACATAATTGAAAGCTCTTGTATAACAATAAGGAAATTTAATAGTCATCTGTGGGCTTGTCTTCAGATTCGTTGTCAATTAATCCTTGAAGAATGTCAAACCCAGGCATTGACTGTGTGATGTGCTTGCCTTCCATAAGATCAACCATCACTGCTTCGAATTTATTTAGATATGAAGCGTCTTGACTGATACTAAGTTCATTGCGAGCAGCAATTTTATCGGCATCTTCAATCTTTTGTGCTTCTTTCATGGCTTCTTCAACCATGAAATCGTTTACGCTCTGCTTGAGAGTTTGTATTTGAATAGCAAGCTCGAAGCTGTCCAAGTAGGTGTCGTCATCTACGAAGACCCCAATCTTCTGTGGAATAAGGTGGAAAGGGTTACAGCAATACTTATTGCCACAAGTAGTCTTAACTCCAGTAAAACCAAGGTCCCCCCAACTAAACCACATAGCAACACGTTGAGGGTGGTGTTGAGTGGACGTAGATATGCCATGACGCCTCCATGCAAATTGGGGCTGGCCAGTACGTTTGTTGATTGAACCGCCCCAGTTCCAGCATTCATCAGGAGCACCGATATCAACTTGAGACCAGAATTTGAGGGCTTTAATACGATTCTTTTTCATTAAGCGGTCAATGTCTAGTGACATACGACCTTCACGAGCTGCTGCTACACAACGCACACAAGCCTGATGGCTGTCATAGCGCATTGAGTGAGCACTGAATCTACCTAAAGAATGTCCGGAATATAGGCACAAGTCACCTTCTTCAGCAGTATTGCTCATTTGCTGATTGCGTCTGCCATAGGCATGACCACCACGCTTTTTAGAAGGCTGTGCTTCAGACATCTTGTTCTCCGTAAGATCCACCGTGTGCTGGATACTGCTCATCTAGAGGCAGTACATCCAAGATGGTGGTGATTTGATATTCGTATCGAGTAGAGTTCTCGTACTTTATACGTACCAGTTTAGCCCGAGGTGTGTAGTACTCGGGAGGCCCTACAACCAATGCAGTTAAATCATTGTTTGTGTTCTTCACTCGCATGCCTACTTGTAAGTATTCTGAGTTCATTGTTATTACTTAAATGGCTTATATATAACAAAAATAAGGAAGCAATGTGGACTAAAAGTCTAAAATTGCAGTATCTTCGTTTAGCGGATCGTCAGCAGGACGGATCCATACACGTACAGACTTACTCTTACCTGTAGATACATCTTTACGGCTAGTGACTTTACGTCTCCAATTAAGTGTTTGCAGTACGTCCGCAACACGACGAGACTCTCGACGACCCTGTTGACGGGGGTCAAGGTCAAGACCGTGGGTGAGAACATCAGCTGCAGTAACCTCTTGTTTGAGTTGAATGTATGAAGTAATCTTTTCCATCCAAGGATCAGGGTCACCGAACTCAGAGATGTACTCAGAGATCTGTGCGATCTCACCAGAGTTGAATTCATAAGCATCGTTGTTGCGATAAGCCTGCACAGCTGAAGCCCAGAGCATGTCACGCTCTTGAGAGAGCTGCTTCCAAGGAATAAGGAAACCAGTACCAATCTCTAGAGGAACAAAGCGACGATTACCAGTACTGTCAACCAAGAACTGGTTACGGTTTGTAGTACCGATCATTACGAAGCGACGGTACAGAGACTCAGGTAATGAAGCGTAAGGACGACGTACTTCATCAACACGTGTGGTGATGAGGTTCTTGAAGTTTTCGATGTTCTTCGTATTGAAAAAATGATCGATTTCAGGAAGCTCAAGCAACCAAGCGACGTGCAGTCGGTACTGCTCTTTCATCAGAGTCTCTAGAGGGGTAGTTACCTCAGCGAACAGCTTGTCCGGAACAAGACATCGGCTGAACATGGACTTACCTGTACCCTGTGCACCGACAAGAATTGGTAGCCAAGACATTGAACAACCAGGGTTATATGCACGCGCAACTGCACCAATCATCATTCGCTGCATAGCAAGTGTGGCAAGCTGGTGCTTGTTTCCCAGGAACACTTCACCAATTCGATCCCAGTCAGCGTGGGGAATGGCGTGCTGAGCACACTTGTCTAAATAAGTACGAATAGGGCAGTATTTGTTTTTGTTGGCTGCATACTGCACAGCTGCTTTAACACGCATTTCAGGGATGAACACACCATGCTCAACAGAGAGTTTGGTAGTCATGAGGTCAAGGTCATTACCTTGCAACTCAATTATCCGACCATTGTTGTCGTATTCAATGGCTGAAGTCAGCTCATTTTTACGAAGGTTTGTGAGTAAATCTTTGACTTTGTCAACGTCATTTTCACGTTCTTTAGCAAGGTCATCAGATGACTTCTTTGGGCGACCACGCTTCTTAACGGGAGCTTGGGTCATATCGGGCAAAGGCTCGATGATATTTTCATCAACAGATTTTGTAGCAGTCATATTTGGTTTCTTAGTAGAAGTTAGGGTATTAAGTACATAGTCAAATTCAGGTTGAGGATCAAACTCCCCATAGCCTGCAGCAGTGCCTACAGCACCGAAGCGGAGGTGCGAGGGTAGTTGCCTAGTCCACTGTGAATCTTGCTTCTTACAGAGGCCATACAGGGTTGTGTGGCCTGCGTAATTACCAAGACCACGCCACTTCCATGAAGCAGAGTTCTCAGGCTTGTGACCGTGATGACCGCGATGAACCCAGTCAACCCAGTCGTCAAACAGCTGCTTACCTACGCCTGCACATGCAGCCATGACAGGCAGAAAGTACTCTTCGTATTCACCATCATCAGATGGTCGAAGGAAGTTGCGCAATATCCACTGACAGCGCTGAATATCTAGAGAAGATATGTCAGAAGCTACAAAGTCAGTAGGCTCTTCATAGTCAATTGTTTCTAGAAGAAACTGAGGAACAGCGATAACCTCAGCGTTCCACTGGAAGACAGCATTTTT